TAGACAACTATTGGAAGGAGGCAACGCCATCCCATTTGACAGTAGGCTCACCTTATGGAACTCACCCTAATGAAGAACGTATAGCAGTAGAGGCTTCTTCGGTGGATGGTTCCATAAGTAACGGCGATAGGCATATTTTAATCGAAGATGGTAGTTTATTCAAAAAGAGTGGTATGGGTCGTGTTATAGGTGTTAAGACAGACCAAACTGCTACTAACTTTGTTTTGTGGCAACAAAGAGTTGCTGCCGCTCATGAAGGTAGTGTTACTGCAAACGGCCTGTCCGGCTCACACATTTACCTACTTACAGATTCATCGGCTGATTTTTCTGCATTGAATGAAATGATTGTAAATGGTCATTATCCCCTTATCAAAAACACAACGACTGGTGAAACGAGTATAGTTATAACAATCCCAAGTAGCACACAGATTGGTGTTTGTAAGTCAACCTATACGAGTGCAAGTGTGCCGAACGAAGACCTTAATGATTTCCCGAACATCAGTGGTTGGACTTCCATAACAAACGGAAACGAATATGAGATACCTATGCAGTTAGTCGGTGTGTTTGGTTCATCTTTATCCAACATAGGCAACGCTCCTAATGCTACTTATGAAGAAATAGAAAATAAATTACAAAAGGGTTTTATTGACGGTCATATTAGAACGAACATAGTTGATTCAGGTGGCAACACAGTTACTTTGTTACCAAACATAAACTTCGGTATGGCTAAAGGCACTGGCACACAGGACTTTCATTCAATATCAGTAGTTAATAGCATAGGCTCTCCTTTCTCTCTAAGAATGTTGATGCGTATTCGCGGGTTTGTCGAAAGTCCTAACAACGGAACATTCTATGAAAGTGATAAGATGAGAATGCTTTGGAATGCCGCACTGATGAAGACATGGTTGCCGCGCACCCGACTATCTTGCATTCATGATATTGCTAACGTGCCAAACACTACTATGTTGGCAGTCGAAGGCACTACTGCATCTGCAACGCAGGATGATTTCGGCTCTGTGTTCGATGCTCGCACTAAAACCTTTATGGCTACAATCAGAGGTATTCAGGGAACAAGCGGTCTTGGTAGGACACAGGAAAATCAACTGAACTTTGCTTATCTCATAGGTAGGGATGGTAGGATTGAGTTTAGACCGCGATACAATTCTGGGTATGCTTTCGATAGAAGTAACCTTATGGTTAGCGATATGAAAACAGACATGGGTGGTATGATTACTCATGTAAGGGTGTATTACAAAAACGGAAAATCATTTTGTGATTTCCCAAGACCATCTCTTTCTGACACCACTCGTTGGAAGATTATAGAGATGCCGGGTATAGTGAATCATCGTGAGGCTGAGGCGTTGGCTAAACACGAATACAGAAAGGCTCAGAAAACGAGGCTTTCTGTAACCGCTGAACCCATCAGGTCAAGCACAGAAACAAATAAGATGTTGAGTGGTGGTCGCTTTGGTTACATAGCAGACACTCAGAGAATACTCGACCACGGTGGGGCTAACACAGATACGTTTGTTGTAGGCGCAGGGTTCTCTCCGTTCCCCGGAATGGTCAACGCTATGGATGGTAATCTAAAAACAACCAGCGGAGATATTCGTTACGGTCAAGCCGCTCCCTATACGGCCATAGGAACGTCAGGAACTCCGGCGAGAACGGATTATGATGACCACTACTATTCCTACGGTGCGAACAGTTTGTCATACGCTATGCAGGTTGTCCACATACCACAAGATATGCCTTATGTAAGTGGCACTACTAACAACGAACTAAGGTGTTTCGTAGTTCTTAAGGAGCAAGAAGTTACAAGTATTGATGAAGCAGAGTTTCATCTTTTGATGGTTGACTACTCGTTTAGTAACTCAACAACAGCCAACGGTGGAGGTGGCTCCCCTGCTGCTGCTCTTGCACCATCACTGGCTGGCTCAGAGGCTAACTCGACTACATCAGTGACCGTTAAGAACAGTGGCTTCTATCAATTGACAGTCCCTCAGACATATTCCTCTGCGCTCAACACAGCAGGGGCTAAGATTGTAGTATCTTTCAACGCTGAGTATTGTCGCGCTTTGTTGCGTCATAGGTGCGGAAACCCTACACAAACTGCACACGGTTCATCAGGGTATATTCTTGACAACGCGCATGTGCTTACAGGTATATCTGCCCTTGCATACACAGCAGGGAATGATAATAGCCTCTTCCCTCTCGGTGGGCGTAAGTATTCAGAGTTTGGTGACTTTGCCTATGGGCGCAGCGAGTGGTATGCGCCACGACTACACGTAGTAAATGACGTTAAGTTCGTGCCGGGAACCTTCGCAACATACACCGATAAGGCGTTACAGTTAGCCAACGAAACAATGGTGATACAACAAGTAGGGTGGGAAATAAAAGGTAGGAAAATCGAAAATGTAAAATTACACATGGAAAGAGATATGAACTTACCTCCAAGCGGGGTATTCCCTTACATAGCAACTATGGGCATCAACCCAAGAACAGGTTCGTCAAGCGGAGATGGTGGCTCAGGAACAGATTCCCCACAACCTACACCTTATCCAGACACCAACGGACCCGGAGATGGGGCAGGTGGTTATGGTGGCTCTTTCCCCGGACTTGACCCGTTACCCGGTAATCGCCCAAGACCCGGACTTCCCGACGGTGGGGTTACACCACCTACAAACTCTCCGGGTGGCAGTCATTCCCCATCGTTTGGTGCTAACCAATTAACAAGCGGTATTTACGGAAATATGACAGGACGTATGGCTCTCGATAGTGATATGTTTAGTGGTCAAGGCTCTTTCTCCATTCTCGGCCAAAAGAAGCCTTCCCCACTACCGTCTATGATGGTTCCAGCAAACGGTTCAGGTTTGGACAATATAGCACCTGCTTTCGGTGGGGCTACTAAGGGAGATGGAGACATGACTCTTCCGGGTGTAGGTAATTCCGATAATACAGGAGATTCTTCAAGCGGCATCCAAACGTCGTTAGCAGTTCCTCTTAATGTTGTTTCTGATAGTATAAATCTTACAGGTGTTGTCTCATGCTCGCCTAATTCCACAGGGAGTCAAAGGGCAGTTCTAACTTCAACCATTGAGTGTATAGAAACCGGAGAAACTATTACTAACGAAATAGTAGTCAGCGTAGGAACATCCAAAGAAACAATAGAGTTGATACCCAACAATTTACTCAACGGAGCAAGCACTCTTGGTAATAACGTCAGGGTGATTGTCTCAAGAAGCCCTAATACCACTAACGACACAGCGGATTATCACTCCGTAAAAATCCACTCACTTGATGTATTGTTTGACCAAGCGGCGTTCAACACTCCCGGCTTGAATCAACAGTTCAAGTCATTCTCGTGAGTGGGTCGCGTAGGGATAGGATGCGACGAGCCTTCTCTCTTCCTATGCCGGGTATCTCCATCAGGTGCTTCTGTGCCGTCTTAGGATGCAGAACTTTTGGTATGCTACCGAATCTGTCAAGAACCTGCTCTGCCATATGCGGCGTAACTCCACGGATAGATGAGAGCGCACGAATGCGTGGGTCAAGGTCAGCCGTCTGAGCCACCTTTACCTCTTGGGGTGCTTTACCTAACCTGTCTGTAATCGTGAGGTTTGTGTGCGTTGTAATGATAAACTCCACGAAGTCATCCATTGTCAAGAACTCCATGTATTGAATCTTAGGAAATCGTGAGTAGAACGATACCTTGAATGCCTTGATAACTGAGCGCATTCTCGCCATCTCTCTCGCTATCGCCTGTGAGGATGGTCTACCGCCCGGAACCCACGGCTTTAGTTTAGTCCCATAGACGACCAGCATAGGGTTTTCAAACGCTTCTTGTAGGTCGCGCAACTGAGCCACGATGGTCCGGTTACGCCCGATACCAAGTATGGAACGGTAAAGGTCGTTTATCTCCTTTGCCTCTATACCAATCTCACCGATAATGTAATCAGCAGAGTCAAGACGAGCGACCTTAGCAATACCTTCGTTGCTTTGTTGTGAGTCGCCAGCCCTCATGAGCATTTTGTTGATAACCTTTTCATTTTCGCGGTCATCAATTAGAATCATGTCGTTTGATATGCTATATTCCCTTATGAAACCATATATCGTTTGCAGTCATCACAATACTTAGTTGCGAACAGGGACTCAAATGGACCCCAACATGCTTTGCATTTACAAGTCATGTTCTCTTCTCCCTGTCGTGTAGCCAGCATGGTGTGTTGCACAATCCTCGTGCTTGATACCATTGATAAGATGGTGAGCGGTCGTATTCAAGCAGGGTTCTTACGTGACCTCTGCTCACAGTAGGATTAAAGTCGCGCCAGCCCAACGTGGATAAGTAGTCAACAATCTCACCCTCCATGTCCTTCTTCTTCTCAGAAGTTACGCCAGATGCAGGAGCGAACCATCGCAGGTTCTCAGCCATGTGTAGGACGAGAGCCACGCGGATTTCGTGGGTGGGGTTTTCGACGTTGATAGCGCGTTCAAGGCAAGGAGGTATAGGGACAGTGCCATGAGAGCCTATCTCGCCTGTGAACTCTCCCTGTGGATGCCATTCCTCTTTCTCAGGATTCTCAGCAGCCCAACGGGTAATAGAGAAGGTTGCATCCATACTCTGACCACGGAATGGGTCAAGATGCGTGAACTCACTCGACGGTCGCAGAGGGATGTTGTAGCCGTGTGGGTCAGCAGCGAAGTCACGAGCGTCTATGTTGACAGCCCACCTACCTCGACTGATGTTGTAAGTGTCTGGAATCCGAGTCATCTTCTTGGCGAATCCTACACCATCAAGTGTCACAAGGTCTTCTGCCATGCTGCGCTCGTAGCGGCCTAACTTGCGGTCCCAAGTGCCACCGATTACAGGGTCTTTGAACAGTTGGTGGACATGAAAGCCACGACCAGTAGCGACGAGCCTTACATCACCCTCCAATCGGTTGATTAGGAGTGCTACGTCGCGCTTGACATCTTCGATGCCACCACGCTCTCCCTTGTCAAAGTCCCACCATGCCCGGTCAATGACAACCGAGTTATAATCAGGCTTCCAAGAGAACTGAGAATCTCGCTCACGGAATGAAAAGAGAGATGTATAACAATTTGCCTTACCATTGACCTTATCTACATACGAAGTATATCGGTCAAGGGAAGGACACAGGCTACGCCGTAGCCCAATCTCACGAGGGAAGGATAGCAGCATTCAACCAACAACCTGCTCATTTCCACAAGAGCAGGTAGCAACCTCGATTGACTTCCTCTCTCCCCCTTCTTCACTGGTAACGGACCACATAGTAGCGTGGTCTATCCACTCGCAGTTACCGCTTCCATCGTCCTTTGCACATACTGTTACTTCTTTACTCATCAAACCACATCCTCTGTTATGCCAGCCAAAATACCTTCACAACTCATCGAAAAATCACACCATTCTGCACAGAAGTAGTCATTCCACTTCATCGGCCATTGGTGGGAAATGATGTTCTCCACGGTATCGTTTAAAGATTTGGGAAATACATTAAGTGACCGCTTCGGAACCTGCTCTAAAACAGCGATTCCGCAATTTTCTCCGAGCCACACGGTCTTCCCACGCTTACCAACCTCATCCAACATTCGGTCGTCGGTGCAATCAGGAGCGATGTAAAGGAAGTGTGTAATCTCCCCCATCCCTGCCTGTGTCAGCATCCTATGATAGAAGACCAACTCCTTTCGGGTGCGGCTCAACTTAGCGGGGTTCATGTTACCTGTCTTCAATTCCACGACGATAAGCCCACCGTCAGGATGACGAAGAACACCGTCAATCATACCACTCCAAATGACAGGAATGACACCAAGATTCTCGCTTTGGAAATCTTCATAGAGATACCTCTTTTCTTCGACCTCGACCACATCAAGACCGCCAAGAGTGGCAGCGATGCTGTGGATAAGACCAGCCATTTCATCAACACCGGGGTCGTCACCAACACCCTCTTCTTGGGCGGAAGCAGGGATGGCATCAGGACCGTCAACGAGGGCTACTTCCATAACCGTGTGGATTGCAGTCCCTCGGACCGCTGCTTCGCCGGGTGGAGGCGAAGGCACACCACTAACGTATCTCCACCAGAATTGCCGAGGACACTTATTGTAACCTATGAAGGATGACTTAGATATGCGTAAGATGGGCTTCTCGCCCGGTGAGTAGGACGAGTTAGCCACCTGTTCAGGGGTGGCATCGGTCATTCTACTTTCGCCCCCAAGATATGTTCTAAAGATGCCGCTACAACTTCACGAGAAATGTAATCGTCTATTTGTGGGTTTTGCTTACCACGGCGAAGACCGCTAATGTATCTGATAAGCCCGTGGACTATATCGTCGTATTCATTCATTCCTCTTCACCCACGTATTCATCAAGCGTCTGCTGGCCCTCGTCTAAAGGAGCATTGCAGGAAGGGCAATGTGTCTCCCTGTCAAGTCCGTCAATGAGTGGGATTAGAATCTCTTGCTTGCACGACGAGCATGTGACCTCTTCCGCAGCACCTACCTCCTTGAGATAAGAAAATAGGATTATGTTCAATCGGTGTATGTCCATAGAAACAGCCTGTGAGAACTGCCCAATATAGAGTCGTGTGTCCTTTAGTTGGTCTTCGACCTCACGCATGGTCATCTTTCTTCCTCTTGCCATAGTATTCACTTCCCTTTTACGCATATAAACTTGCTCATAGCCATCCCGTGCCACTTAGACCGTTCAGAGCGTTGTGTAGAGGCTGATAATCCCACCCCATAACTTCGTAATACGGGATGACCTTGTTGACTACAAACTTCTCAGCGAGGGTTCGGTAGCCAATCTCAGCAATGCCCTCTATTTCAGATGGGTCATCAAAAGCGATGTATTTGCCGCGAGAGTCCAATGTCACGAGGAAGAATGAGCCAGCACCGTAGCCCTTACCAAGATGCTCGTTGGCCCAAGCAGCACCAGCCCTTCCTTCTGAAAGAACTTTGTATTGCCCGAGTGACTTTTCTAATTTACCCTTCATGCAGACATCACGGATGGGGCATTCACCAGACACAATCTCGTCAATAAGAGATGTGAGATTCTTAGTGATTGCCGCCTCTGGACGACCAGACAACATAGCACCAAGCGTTTGTTTCATAGCGTCCTTCATCACAGGAGGCATACGAGATTGCTTCAACTCTATACCCTTGATATACAGTGATGGCTCGTGATACTCTCCATCCGTCCATGTAGTCATGCCAGCGTAGCGGTTCTTTGCCATGAGAACCATACTACTACACCACTTCTCAAATTCGGTGACGATAGGAAACATCTTATCGTTAATACGGGCCAGTGCTTCCACACCTACCTCTGGACTTGGAACCTCACAGAATACGCTGTCTGTATGTCCATAACGAACTGTAAGCCCTTCCTCGTTGGCGAGGTCACGAAGACGGCCAAGCGTCTGACGAGATGTGTAGGTGATTGCAGCGGCCACATCAGGGTGATACAGACCATACTTTGAATCGCCAGCAGCACCATACATCGAAGCGACGAGGCTCTTACATGCGAACTGCATAGTGTCCCACTTATCGTAGTTATCGGGGTCATCCTTCATCAACAACTTGAAGTGGTTGCGTAGGTGAGTCATGTTCTCCATCTGCCTGACGAGAAGGCCGGGATTACCCTTACGGAATCGGATTCCGTTACCACAATCGTCGCCGTCATCATCCAGTGTGTCCCAACTGATATTGTGCAACTCGGCGTTGGAGTGATACATTGCTCTAATATCAAGGATTCCCATATTGTTATAAATCCCCGGCTCAACTTCCATAACTTCTGCACCGTTGTATGGCCTAAAGGCGAACTGAGGTTTGGTAGGTATTCTCTCGTGGAACTCCTTATCTCGTAGAGCGAGGGATGTGAACACCTTAGTTACAAAAGGAGTAGAGCGAATGTCACATTGGACGATGTGTTGGATAGCACAGTAATACTCGATAGCATTTACCAGACCGTTGAGGCGTGGCAAAAGACGAACATCCTGTCGCGCATAGTGTAAGTAGAGAGGAAGGTCAGACCAATAGGTATCGTGACCGTCAGGTAACGCAATCTTGCGGTCCTTGAGGCATTCCTCGGCCACATCATCCAACTTGTAGGATGGCAACTTACCATTCTTCATTTCCCACAACTTTGAGAATCCAAGCATCAGGTCAATGCAGTTCCTACCAACAACGGGTTGGTCCCAATCACCGAACTTCCATCGGAAGCGACGTAGTGGTGACATATTGCCGGGGTTAATACCGTGGAAGCGACAGCGTTCTGCAATCCTCTTCATGTCCGCCCCTACCACGAACCAACCTGTGATAATGTCAGGGTCACAACGCTTCATGTGATTTACAAAATGCTCAAGCATGGACTTCTCATCTTTGAAGCACATTGCTTTGGTAGCATACTCGTAATCCCCTACTTTGTCGTATCTACCACCGGCGAAGTCAGGGTGGATGAACCAAACATACTCCTTCTCGGTGTATGAGTCATACACAACCATGATTCTCATGTCGCCGCTATCCGGCGACCACTCACAATCAAGATACCATACTCGGTGATTGTAGTTAGGAATAGGCTCCATACCCTCGTTAGTCCTGTCTGCAAGAACTCGGTTGACGAAGGGTATGTTTGCTTCCCATGTAGGACCAATCTCTCGTAATTTCCTCAGTTGTTCAGGATTAGCGACTACCATCTTAGTCAGAGGCTCGCCATACAGACCTTTGTAACCCCCTTCCTTACGAACAGCCTGAATCCATGCTGCCGACTCATCCTCGACAAAGGCGTAAGGCCAATGGTCCTTGTCCATGATGACCTTACGGTTGCCTTCTTCGTCACGGTATCGTATAATGACCTCACGGCCTCTTCCCTGCTCGACTATCATCGCAACCACCACTTATCAGATTTGGGATTGGACTTAAGGTAGTCGGTGTAACAGGGATGACAAATACGCATCAACGGGTGAACACACGCTGCGCGGAAGCACCACTCACATCTATCTTTCATGTCTATTCCTCCTAAAGACACTCATTGGGGAACAGCAGGAAGGTAGGAGGAAGGGCCTCCCCCGCCCGTCCCGTTGCCGGGACATGACCCTCTTCGCTGTTTTTATCCGGGCAAACCCCGTGAGTGTAATCAATCTTCCTTACGCCGTCCTCGTGGGCGGGTAGGAATCTCGTGCTTGACGAGCCAGTCGCGGATTGCCATTGGCGTCACACCTTGCTCGGCCCCAATGTCAGCCATGCTCCGTCCTTCGACAGAGTAAGCGTTGTGTAGCCAATCCTTGTTTCGGTATTCTTTCTTCAAATGCACCACATGAGCAGAGAACACATATCCGTCAAGAACGAGCGCGTATGGCCCATCCTCTGGATATAGCGTAATCATGTTTGTGTTGCCTTCATCATCTGTTAGAGTTATTTCTGCTTTCACTTTAATCACCTTAGTAGTCCCGCTTGGAAGACGAAATCTCCGTCTGCGAGTTGGATTAGAAGACGGATTCCTTGGCCCTCTTCTCGGAAGTCGATGAAGTGTAATTGCACTTCACCGGGATAGTGTTTTAG